CTTGTCCACGATAAGCACCCGGCGTCGGCCAGGATTTCCCCCATGCCGTCCCCAGGTCCGAACCGAACAACTCATAGGTGGAGGCGTCGACCAGAACGGGCGTTCCTGTGCCATCGAGATAATGGACCGACACGACGTTGAGTATCGGTTCAAAGGGCAGACGGATGGGGCCGACGCCAAAGCCTGACATGCGGGCCTCAAGCGCCTGAACCCCTACCGAGCGCCCCAGCCAGCCTTGAGGGCCGTCGATATGCGCCGTCGCGGCAGCGATCAGGCTTTCGACAAAGGCCTTTTCGTCGTCGCCATCAAGGCGGAGATGCGCCTGCGCTTCCTCCCATGTCACCACGGGATCGGGCGGCGTGACGACGACGACGCGCATCAGGCGATAACCGTGGCGGACTCAGTCGATACGGCTTTGGCCGTATTGGCGGGGACGCGCGTCGCAGTTGCAGTCACCTCATAGGCGAGCTTCGCGCCTACATCGGCCTCCTGCACATCATAGGTGGTGGCAGTCGCGCCGGTAATGGCAGCGCCATCGCGAAGCCAGCGCCGTGAGGTGACGCTGCCGTTGACAACCGTTCCACTCGCCCCGGTCAGCGTCTCGCCAACCTGCGCGGTGCCGGTGATCGACGGCTTCGCGGTGAAGGTCGGAACGCAGACATAGCCGCGCGACCGACGAGCAGAGCGGGCCATGGTCAGGCGTCCTTGTTCTTGGGATCGGGGGCCTTCTTGTTGCCGCCTTCCGTGGCTTTCTTCTCTCCGCCCTCGTCGCCCGTTCTGTCCTTCTCGAAAGTGTGCTGGTCGCCAGCCTTGACTTCGGCGGCGGTCGCCTCGCGGACGAGTCCCTTTTCCTCCAGTTCCTTGAAACGGGTAATGCTGACATTGGTCAGGATCATGCCCGCAGTGACATGGCCGTCATCACCATAGTGATCGCCCAAGACAATTGCGTTCTTGCTCATGCTGTCCTCCTTTTCGGATCATCAGCGCGCATTTCACGCCGATGATCGGAAAAGGGGTTCCTGCAAATCCGCAGGAACCCAATTTCACTATGCCGTCAGGTGATAACCAGAGAGCCCTTCACCAGCGCGCCGGGTCGGCGGACGACAAGCGCCAGGCGCTTTTCGGCGCGAACCGTGAGCATGTTCTTGATGAAGTTGTCACGGTCCTGATCCGAGATGCGAACCTCGGTATCCATCCGGTCGAAAATCTGACCGGCCAGCTTGAAATTGCCGGTCAGGAAGTTGCTGGCGCCGATGCGCTTGGTCGACACCACCGGGCGGCCCCAAAGCACCGGGCCAGCGATGCCCTGCGGATTGGCAAAGATGTAACCGCCCGCAGCATCCTTGGTCAGTTCGATGTTGGCCCAGGACGTGGGATGCAGGACGATCGCGTCCGGCGCATAGTCGGCAAGCTCCACCTGAAGGATCGCCAGACGCAGGCGGTCGATGCGGGTTTCACCCGTGATCGATACGCCCGAAGGCTGGGAATAGGCGGTGGCCTGCGTATAGAGCCCATTGAGATGCTGACCCGTGCCGTCGCCCAGCAGCAATTCCGCGTCCTCGACATCATCGAGACCCCAGCGCAGTTCGCCGTCGATGAGGCTTTCGAGTTGCGGAATATCGTCCATCGCCTGCCGCGACACGGGAACCCAATGGGCAATCGTGCGAACGGGAGCGTCATCGACTTCCCATTCATAGACGGATTCGGGCTTCTGAGCACCTTCGGCCACCGCTGCCGCGTTGTTGGTGCGGGTCACTTGCTTGGCAAACTCAATCGAGTTGCCTTCGGTGCGCCCCGGCGTGAGCAGGTCGCGAACGCGAAGCTGCATCCGGGGAAGTCCAACAATATCAGTCTGCCGATCCGGACGGATCAAATCCCCGGCAGAGCCAGCGGCAGTGGTGACAGCCTTGACACTGAAGCCGATGGTGCCCTTGCAGCCGCCTTCAATATAGGACTTCACGTCAGGATGGTTGGCGACCTCTCGGCCAAGGCTCTTGAGCGCGGGTTCATCATCCTCGCCGCCCCGGCGCGACTGCGCCATCTTCTGCGACAGTTCGGTGATCTCACCGCGTAGCCCCTCCAGTTCGGAGAGCGCCTTGTCGGCCTTTTCCTTGGTTTCGGTCGAAACCTTCTCGCCCGCCTCACTCTTCGCCTTGAACTCTTTGGCGAACTCCTTCACCTCGCCCAGCGTGTCGCCAAGCTGCTTCTGGAGTGTTTCGAGGCTCTTGTCGTCGCCGCCATTGGCGTCCTTGCGCCCAAACTCAGGCGCGAGCGGGGTTGCAGCGACGCGCATCGCCGCAGCGGAAGAATGCATATTCATGGTGTTTCTCCGTCAGGCCGACTTCAGACTAAAGCCGGTCAGGGTGTCCGAAAGGCCCTTGAGGGCCGGGTTGATCGTCACATCGCGCTCGGACTCCCTCCGGCGCAGGTCCGCTAGGCCGTGGCTGACGAGGCCAGCGGCACGCGTCTTCGAGAATCCTGCCTCCCGCAGGAACTTCTCAAACTCTCTGTCTGTGGGAAGCTCGCCATGCGCGAGCTTGAACTTGACCGCCTCGACCCGCGCATCATCCTTCGCGGGGAAGGTCACAAGCGAGACCTCGACCAGATCAAGCTTCTTGAGCAGGCGGATTTCCGTCTTTGCGTCATAGGTCGCGTCAATGACCCAATATCCGATGGAAAGGCCGGTGACGGCCCCAGCCTTCATCAGCGCGAACGCCTCGGCGGCCCGCGCAACGTCCTTTATGAGCAGGCGGCCACGGACGAACAGCCCATGTTCATCCTCGCGCAACTCGTCATAGATTCCGATGGGCTCAGCCGAACGATGTTGCCATAGAACGGGGACGGCCCGACCCAACGATTTCAGTTTGGCCAGACTTTCCGTGAAAGCGCCGGGGGCAACAATCTCGCCATAGCTATCCGGGTCGCCGCCGAATACGGAACCATAGCCCTCGAATAGGCCGTCATCGGTCAGGCTGCTCGCCTTGATGTCGAGGCCGAAGTCGCGAACCTTGAGGGCTCCGCTGTGCTTGCGCCCGAAGGCGCGATCAGTTCGCATCGTCATTCCTCCAGACGCGGGCCACCATTGTGGCCCATCATTGCCTTCACGCGCGCATCGATGATGTTTTCGACATCACCGCCAAAAAGCAGGTTCATCAGCGCCGACCGCGCACCCTGTTCGGGGCCGTTCACCTTGCCCAGCATGTCGAGCGGGACGAGATTGGACTGCACCGTCAGGAAATCGTCGCCGGGCAGCGACGGCAGGTTTTCGCGGCTCCGCATTTCGCCGCGCGTCATCACCCCGTTTTGACCGAAGGCGGAATACAGCGCCGCGCGCGCCGCGCTGTCAGCAGCCATAAGCGCCTCGCGGTTGATCTCCGGGTAAACCTTCTTGCGTTCGGCGGGGGAAAGGATCTGCTTCTTCACCGCCTGCTGGATATTCGTCAGGAGCGGATTGAGAAGCAGCGTCTGCCAGCCAAGCAGAAGCTGTTCGATGCCGCTGCCCCACATGGTTTGCCCTTTGGCCGCGTGGCCGATCAGCATGGGCAGCACACCGAACCAGCGGCAGATTTCCTCAACATCCCATGCCCGCGATTCGAGCAGCTGAACCTCAGCAGGGTTCATTTTAACCGGGACGAACTTGAGATCCTTTTCGAGCGGCACGATCCGGCCCCGCATCGCATCACCGACAAAACTGTCGAATATCTGTATCAGGTCAGCACGTTGATCCGGTCTCAGCGACGATGCGCCGGTTTCCATGAAACCGGCGGCCTGCAACCCACTGCGGAAGGTGTCTGATGCTGTTTTGTTGGCCGCAATCGCTCCCCCCAGGGTGCGGCGACCGAACTCTATCGCGGACAACCCTACGTCGCCTCCCAAGGTCAGCCCTCGCAGGTGGAAAATCTTGTCGGCGGGCATTTCCTCCGCCTTGCCGCGATCCTGATAGATATAGACGCGTTCATTGCTCCGGTTCCGCTTCACCTGCATCAGTTCCGGCGAGAGCGGCGTGAGCGCGGTTACGCGCGATCCCAGCATTTCCTTTTCAGCGTAGGCATTACCCCACAGGTCCATTGCAGCGACCTGACCGGCCCAAAATTCGGCCGGTGTTTGATCGCGGTTCGGTTCCTCATGGACCAGATCATGCAACCAGTGATCCGGCCGTGATTTACGCCCGCCGTCGCTTGCTTTCTCATAGACGCCCATTCCCATGGAGCCGACAACGTCGGACTTCAGTCGGGTGCAGGCCCACGCGGTCGGTAGGCCCAGCGTAGTCTTCTGGTTGACATTCTGCCCGGCGCTATCAATGCTGGAACCGTAGGCGATGGCCTTCGGGGTTCGATTGTCGTCAGATGAACCGCTCAGCTTCCCGTTCTGGCCGGTGCCAAACCACCGGACAGCGCTGCCCACCCATTGCCAAAGTGCCATCAGGCGGCCCGTGCCTTCATCTGGGCAATGAAGCCATCCAGATTGCCGCCCATGGCTTCAGGGTTTGCCTCCAGCAATTTCGTGGCATTCAGCGCCGCGATGAATGGATCGATCTTGGCCTTGCCGGCGGCCTGCTTAGTGATGAGCACAGCATTACCCCTTTGCTCGGCCTTGGCGTTTCCAACGCACCAGTTGATGAGAGGCGATCCGCAGTGGAGCGCCATGCGATGTTTGAGTTTCCGTTCCAACGACCATACGGCCGATGCTAACCGGAAACCTTGGCTCACACCTACGACCTGAGGATGTTCCATTTCGATGTCGGCGAGCGCATCGACCAATGCTCCCACACCCTGCGGATCAAGACCCACGGCTCCCTTTTCAGGAAACAGCCCGGCCTCTTTCACCCGCTTGATGATCGCGACGATATCGGCGATGTCCTGTTCGTCCGCCAGCAATTCGGGCGGCGCATCATCGTCATCATCGTCCAGTGGCGGTCCACCATTGTGGCCGATGATGACAAGGTCGCCGTCCTTCTGGAAGTCCAGCAGGCGCGGCGCGATTTCCTTGCGCTTGAGCACGTCGGGCTGCGCCCATGCCCTGACCCAATAGAGCCAGCGCTTCGTTTCCCGCTCCCGGCCCGCGATGCACAGCGCGAACAGATCGTCCAGCCCGCCGCCGTCGATGCCCGCCACAACAACCTCGCAGCGCGCCAGCATCTCGTCGAGCGTGAGCGCCTCATCCGCGCATTGCTCCCAATAATCCGTGCCGCGCCAGCGATCGGTATGAAGCGCTAAGCCGATCTGGACATTGAGATGCTGGGAAGCCCAGCGCCGTTCCTCTTCCTCGCCCTTTTCGCGCGCCTGTTCATATTCCTCAATCAACCGCGCGATAGTGATCGACAGGCCCAGATTCGGCAGGACCATGTGCCAGTTGGCCGGATCGCGCCACGGTTTCGTCGGATCGATCTGCATCGCTTCCGGGAACTCATAGAGCATCGGCAGCACGCGGCCATTTGTCACCCGCCCATCGCGGACCGCACGGGCATAATCGAGTTCGATCTTGAACACGCCCGCAGGAGCCTCGTCGCTCTGCGTCGTGATGATGACCATGAACGCTTCCGGGTTTGCGATCATGCCGCCGCGCAACTGGCCGATGACCCGCTGTGCATAGCTGATCGATCCCATCAGGTGCAGTTCGTCTATGAGCACCATGACGGGCTTCGATCCGGTCGCCACCTTCATGTCGAAGGTCTTGATCTTGAGCTTTGCCTTGTTGACCCGGTCGAAGATCGTTTTCAGATGTTCCTGCACATGAAAACGCTGTTTCAGATACGGGTCCGCATCGATCATGCCGGACGCCTGCTGGAACGCGGTATCCGCAATTTCCTGCGTTGGTCCCACCAGGACGAACTCTGCGCGCGGACGCTCGTTCATCAGCAGGGCCGTCACCCCGATTGCCGCCCCGTTCGTGGTCTTGGCGTTCTTCTTGGGCACCATGGCCATGACTTCGCGGACCATCCGCTCGCCATCGACCATCGACCCAAAGATTGCCCGCACGATGTCGCGCGCCCAATCCCCCGCCGCTTCGCCCATGGTGGGCTGACCCGGCACGTCGGGAAGTCGCAGCTTATTGAAGATGGCGACCGCGCGGGCGGCCTCATCCTCGTCAAGCGGAAGATCCGGTAACAGCGATCGCCCGTCGCGCAGCCGTTCCGACCAATTGGGGCAGGCGAAATCCCAGCCTAATGCTTCAGCAAGCTGCCCCATTCACCACCCTTGTGCGCGTCCTGTGCATCGGCCACCGCCTGCGCTTTCTTCCCGAGCTTCGGCGGCTTAGCCGATTTCGCCGGACGCGCCATCGCCCCGGTCGCCAGATCATGACGATCGAGCCGCTTCCAAAACTTGTCGATCGCGGAGACATTGCCCTTGTCGACCTCGGACAGCAGCGCCGCGAACAGCTTGCCTTCCAGCCGATGGCGCGCTTCGAGCCGCGAACGCAGTTCCCGAAAATAATACTTCCGCAATGTCGGTGGCGTGATCGAAAGTGCGGCGGCTATCTGTTCCTCATTTTTATCGAACGCCGCTAACACCATGACTTTCCTACGGTTTTCATCCGTAGGCACATGCGGCGGTCGCCCGCGCTTGCCCCAACCCTCCGGTATGGGATCGCCCAACAGGTCAAAATCCCAATCCGACATGAAAAAAATCTCCGCGTGGGATAAGAGGCGGTGCTGATAGGCGTGCCCCTCCAGACTTTTGCCCCCCCCGATGATGAAGGTGGCGGGCTTCCACCGCCTGCCCGACGTTGGAGCGCCGGTCTGCCGTATTCCGCCCTCGGGCTGGGCCTACTCACCGCCGGACTGGAGCGCCCACCTATCGCGGCTTTCGCTTGGATGCTGTCAGACCCGACCCTGCGCCCGCGCCGCCCGCGCCTTCGCGGTCTTGCGCTGATGCTCCGAGTTGGTCAGCCATTCCGTATTGGCCGGATCGAGATCCGCGCCGCCGTCCTTCCGCTCGACCTTGTGGTCGAGGATCAGCCGCTCACCCGGCTTCGCCCGCTGGCGAGCCAGTTGATAATCGGGATCGCGCTTGCGATCAGCGACCAGTCCTCGCCATGCGGACGAAGAGTAGAACCCCTCGGCCATCTTGGGCGCGGCCTTCACCTTCGCGGGCATCCCGCCAAGGCGTGAGCCAAGAGACTTGAGCCTGCCCATGCGAATGCGTCCACAAATGACAACGCCCCGCAAGGCAAGGGCCAGACGGGGCGTTGTCAGGTTTAGGAGAGGATGCTCTGAACAGCCATAAGCCTGCCCCAAGCATAGATATCTATAGGCCGAAACAGGGGGAGAAGTGGACAAACATTATTATCGAACCGCAACTTAAAGTGTTTGACATGCGGTAGGCCGCAGCAATCCTTGGTTTGCGGCTTTGACAACCTGATGCATCGCCCGCTCATATCGCTTGCGAAGCCCGTGCGCGCCCAGCTTGATCCCCATTGGCTTGCGCAATCGCATCCACGGCACCCGCTTTTCGCCCCGCGCGAGCGCGCCGATGGCGAGCGCGATCAGCCGCCGATCGTCCGCCTTGGCCGCCATCACCCAGGCAAAGGCTTCCTCCATCATGGCGATGTCCTTGCGCGTGGCGGGCAGGGGGCGCAGCGGAATGTCGGAACTGTTGCCGAGATAGCCGCGCGCGTCATAGTCGCCGGGCTCGGGTTCGCCGACAATGTCCGGCCAACTGGCCTTGACCCGCAGCCATCCCGCTTCCCGGTCCGACAGCCGCCGCATCACGAGCATTGCTTCGACAAGCCGCTCCTCCACATCGGCAAAACTATACATCCTCCCTTCCTCCCTCTCTTGGGAGGGAGATATGGGAGGAAGAATAGTAATAACATCAACAGGTTGATCGTCGTGTGGGAGCATGGGAGGATTATCCTAAGAAGTTCGCGCGCGCCTGCGCGCATGTGTTACGCGCGCCCGTGCACGCACCCGTGGGATTTGCTCGATTTCCCTCCCAAACTCCCGCAAGCTCCCAAACTCGCGGAAAACTGCGAAAAATGAGGATCATCGACCCTCCCGCAGTTGGGAGAGAGGGAGGATCAAGGCGGCAAATCGTCATCCTCGAAGCTCGACGGAGGCAAGGCCGAGGGGGGAGCGGGGGGCGCGCCGTCCGTCGCCGGGGCACCGGCTGGCGCAACAGCGGACGGCTTGTCGACGTGACGCGGCGGCGGCAGATCGCGCTCGACCGGCTTGCCGCCCTCGTCAAGGAAGTCGTAGCGGTCGAAACGCAGGACGATATCCTGCCATTTCATCGTGCTGGACTTGTTGATGCGGAAGCTCTTGCGCTCCATTTCCTGCCGCAGCTTCTTGGTCGACCATGCCTTGCCGGTCTGGGGCAGGTTGCCCGACCAGGTCTGCCACGCGACGAACAACTCGTGCAGCGCGGTGGAACCGACCATGCTGCCGGGATCGCGCGCGACGCACATGGTCAGGAATTGGCCGAGCAGGTCGTTGTCTTCATGATAAGCCTGCGTCGCCTCGACCATCGCCTCGGGCATGGTGAGCCCGTCGGTGAGATAGGCGAGCGCGCCCCGGATCATCTGGTTGAGGATGCCCGACATTTCGTCGCGCAACTTCGCCTTGAGCAGCGGGTCCTGGCTGTCCTTGGGGATGATGATGGTCCACGGGACCACCTGCATACGCCGCCGGATGCCGAAGTCGGTCCCGATGCGCGGCAGATTGTTCGCCATCACCGTATTGGTGAAGGTGATGAGCAGTTCGAAGGCCGGGCCGTATAGTTCGCGCACGCCGCCGATGGGCTCGTCGGACGTGAGCGACTTCACGAGACCGTCGGAGAATTTCGAATTATCTTCCGGCTCATTGGCATAGACCATGCGGCGGCCTGCCAGCGCGGCAAGGTGCGGCGAAGGACCGCCGCCATTGCGCTTGAAGCCGCTGTCCATGAAGGTTTCGATGCCCGTCGCCCAGGCATAGTCGCCAAGGATATGCGCATGGGTCTGCACCCACACGCCCTTGCCGTTCGAACCCTCGCCATAGAACAGCGCCATGACCTGCGCATCGGCGATGCCCAGCGCATTATAGCCCGACCAGCGGGTCAGCCATTCGCGCATGTCGTCGGCAGGCTGGACCTTCTGGAGGAAGCCGTCGAACTGCGGACAGACCGCGTCGGGGTCGTAAATCGCGCGCGCGATCTTCGTGATCCTGTCCTCGCGCCGATGCTCGCGCAACTCGACGCGCGCGGGCTTGCCGCCATCAGGCCGGTGGAAGATCAGCGTCCCGTTCTGGACGTTGAGCGCCAGCGGATCGGCGTCGAAATCCTCCGGGCGGGCCGACAGGCGCGGCGGGGCGAGCTTGCGCAGACACTCGATATGGCCGGAACTTTCCGACGTGCGGCCCCATGCCGCCAGCTTGTCGGAATAGAGCACGATGTCGCCATTGCTCTTGATCTGATGGATATAGTCGTGGCGCGGTCCATCATGCCGCGTCTGCCGGGCCAGATGGCGCTGGAGATACCATTGCGAGCTGCGCCGCGCCTGACGCTTCGCCTCCGCTTTCAGGAAAGCCTTCTCGGCCGCGCCGGGATCATCGCTCTCCGCCGCGTCCTCGTCGGGATGGGCGTCCTCGCACCCTTCGTCCGGATCGGGCAGGTCGCCTTCCTCGGGCGGAAACGGCACGCCGCTCGCGCGGATGAAGTCGGCTTCCTCCTGGATCAGCCGCACCATCTTCTGCGCGGCGATGCCGAACAGCGCATCGGCCATGCTGCGGTTCCAGCGGGTCTTGTCCCATGCGATATAGCCCGAGGACGATGAGCTTTCCGCCCACGACGCCACGCATAGGAAAGCGGAGCCATAACGGGCTAGGAAGCGTTCGAGATTGCCCAGGTCCG